ACCTTTAGAACCTGACCAAAACTTTAGATTCTTCCACGATTACATGGCAAAAAAGGCTCGTTGGGTTTTAGATGATATGGGTTATGATATGGAAAAATATGGTCTTCATTATACAGAAAGTTGGGTGCAAGAGTTCTCATTTAATGGTGCAGGCCATCATTGGTTTCATACTCATGCAAATAGTCATATTTCAGGATTCTACTTTTTAAAGGCAAGTGATAAAACATCTAAACCTTTATTTCAGGATCCAAGAACGGCTCATGTACCTTTAAAACTAAAAGAAAAAGATCCAACTAAAATTACGCCTGCTTGTGACTTGGTTAATTATTCAGTAAAACCTGGTTCAATGCTATTATTTCCAGCATATATGTCACACTCATATGCTGTCGACCATGGTATCGAACCATTTAGATTTATTCATATTAATATACGAGCAGTCGAAAAAGAATATATGTAAATCATATAAATACTAATATAAATAGGAATAGTTATGAGTGAAAAACCAAAAAATGTTATATCTATTGACGGAAAAGAATACGATATTGATGAAATGCCAACTGAGTTAAGAAACATTATTGTGGCAAGACAAGAGATACAAAACTCTAAAATCCGACATGAAATTGAATTGGAAAAGATTGAAGTATTAACGAAGTATTACAACGAAAAAATACAAGAGGGTGTAAAACAATTCAATGGCGGCAGTAGCAAATCTTAGGATAGACCAAGGCGCTTCTTTTAGTTCAGATGTTACTGTAACTAATTCAGAGGGAACGGTAGTTGATTTAAGTGGTTATACCACAGAGGCCAAAATGGCTAAATCATACGGCGCATCCACAACAACCACAATCACATCAAATGTGGCTTCAGACGCAACAACAGGTGTTATAGAATTATCATTAACAGATACACAAACAGCAGCTTTAGACGCACCAGCAAGATATGTGTATGATGTATATATCACTAAAACTGCTGACAGCACAGTTACCAGAGTAATTGAAGGCGTAATTACTATCAATCCTAAAGTATAATTGTTTTTTCCGTAGAGTCTTTTCGTTATAAATATTACAAAGAGAGAGGAACCTAATGGTTAAAGCTAGAATTAATCAGACTGGTGGTGTAAGAGCTAATATTAACTCAAATACATCTTCCGGTCCACAACAAGTATCAGTTCAGGTACCTAGTACCAATGTAAATGTTGCAAATGTTAACAGACTTAGAAGTCTAACGGATGTTGACTCTTCTACACTTACAGATGGTGCATTAATTCAGTATGACGCTTCCTCAGATAAATTTAAAACAAGAAACGAATTAGAGACCACTACAGGAACATTGGTTTTTAATGGAGGCAATTTTTAGGAGCAATAAATGTCAACAATCATTCAGATAAAAAGAAGTGCAAATACTTCGGCTCCATCAACGCTAAAACTAGGTGAATTAGCTTATACTTATGGTACTGGTACGCAAGGCAATAACGGTGATAGACTGTTTATTGGTGAGGGCGGTGTAGATGGTTCAGGTGACGCTAATAATATTACAGTTATCGGCGGCCAATATTTCGTAGATAAATTAGACCATGTAGATGGTACACTTACGGCAAGTTCAGCTTTAACAGCAGATAGTAACTCGGCCATTGATACAATTAAATTAGGAAATTCAACAACTGTCGGCGGTACAGTTCAACTAAACGAAGGAACAAATAACGGTTCAAATTTTATTGCGCTTAAAGCTCCTAACGCAGTAACAACAAGTACAACATTTACATTACCAGACGGCGACGGTTCTGCTAACCAAGTCTTAACAACAGACGGTTCAGGTTCACTCTCTTTTGCAGACCCAGCTACTACACTTACTTTAGTTGATGAAAGTTCCACTTCAACTACAATTAATCTTTTAACAGAAACTTTAAAGATTACAGGTGGTAATGGTATTGCAACAGCATTGTCTGGCGATACAATGACAATATCATTTGATAACAATGCCGTATTTAATGGTATTGATTTAAATGGTACAGAATTAATTTTAGACGCAGACGCTGATACATCTATTACAGCAGATACAGACGACCAAATTGATTTTAAAATTGGTGGTAATGACAGAATTACATTTACAACTGGTTTAATTGATATTAAAAATGATGGTTCTCAATCAGCAATTAGATTATATTGTGAAAGTTCTAACGCACATTACACAGCGTTACAATCAGCGGCTCACTCAGCATATTCAGGAAATGTTACAGTAACATTGCCAGCTGCTACAGACACACTTGTAGGTAGAGCAACAACTGATACATTGACAAACAAATCAATTGACTTAGCAAATAATACTTTAACAGGTAGTTTAGCAGAATTTAATAGTGCTTTACAATCTGAAAGTTTTGCAGGTCTAGCTGCTACTCAAACATTAACAAATAAAACAATTAATGGTCCTGATAACACATTAACAAATATTGCAAATGGTTCATTAGCAAATAGTTCAGTAACTTTTGGTTCTACTGAAGTTGCTCTTGGTGCTTCAAGCACAGCAATTGCAGGTGTAACACAATTAGATGTTGATAATGTTAGAATAAATGGTAACACAATTTCATCTACTGATTCAAACGGTGATATTGTTTTAGATCCTAACGGTTCAGGTACAGTTGATGTTAACTCTAGTAGAATTATTAATGTAACAGACCCTAGTGGTGACCAAGACGCAGCTACAAAAGCATATGTGGATAGTGTTGCAAACGGTTTAGATGTTAAAGATAGTTGTAGATTAGCAACTGCTAGCGCATTAGCAACTTCTACTTACAATAACGGTGCAGGTACTTTAACTGCTGACGCTAACGGAGCGTTATCAGTTGATGGTGTTTCAGTAACAGTAAATGATAGAATTCTTGTTAAAGACCAATCAAGTTCAGTTCAAAACGGTATCTATAAAGTAACAGCAACTGGTGGTCCAAGTGCGGCTTTCGTACTTACAAGAAGTCCAGACGCAGACACAGCTTCTGAATTAACAGGCGGAACATTCTTCTTTGTTGAAGAAGGTACTGCTAACGCAGATAACGGTTATGTTGCAACTCACAATGGCACACCAACATTTGGTTCTACAAATATTACATTTGCTCAGTTCTCAGGTGCAGGTCAAATTAGTGCTGGTGACGCATTAACTAAAACAGGTAACCAATTAGATGTTGCAGTTGATGATAGTTCAATTGAGATTTCAAGTGATGCTTTACAAGTTAAAGCTTCAGGTATTACAAATGATATGTTAGCAGGTTCTATTGCAAATGGCAAACTAGCAAATTCAACAGTATCTTTTGGTGGTATTTCATTAGCATTAGGAGCTACAGACGCTACTCCAGCATTTGATTTATCAGACGCAACAAATTACCCAGCAAGTTCATTATCGGGAACAGTTGCAAACAATCAATTAGCAAATAGTGTAATTACTTTTTCAGATGATAGTTCAACAACTGTTGATGTTGATTTAGGTTCAACTTTAGCAATTGCAGGTGGTGAAGGTATTGACGCAACAATTTCAGGTTCTACTATAAGTATTATCGGAGAATTGGCAACAACTTCAAATAAAGGTGTTGCTTCATTTAGTTCAGATAACTTCACAGTAAGTTCAGGAGCGGTAACAGTTACAACGATAGACGGCGGAACATTTTAATTAAGTCGTCAGCGAATAAAGGATATTATTAATGGCGACCATTATAAAACTAAAAAGAGGTACGGCTACACCAACCACTAGCGATTTAGCTAATGGTGAAGTTGGTATAGATACTTCAGCCAAAAAGTTTTATATTAACGACTCAGGCACAATTAAAGAAATTGGTGGTGGTACTTCATCTGGTGATTCATCATCTCCATTAAGTGGTGATGTAAGGTCATATACAGGTGACGGGTCAACAACTGGTTTTACTGTAACAAGTGGTGCAGATGTTGAAAATGTTTTAGTATTTTTAAATGGTGTTTATCAACGGCCAACAACAGACTATACTGTATCTTCCACAACTTTAACTTTTGGCACAGCACCAGTAAATGGTGAAAATATTTTCATCAAAGAATTAGTTGAAGGTCAAAATACTTTTAATGTTAATCCAGTTGTAAGAGCATATACAGGTGATGGCTCAACAACAGGTTTTGCAGTATCAGCTGATAAAACAGTTAACCAATTTTTAGTTTTCTTAAATGGTGTTTTTCAAAGACCAACTACTGATTTCTCATATTCAGGAACAACTTTAACTTTAGGCACAGCGCCAGCAAATGGTGATAACCTAACAATTAAAGAATTAGCTGAAAGTGCTGGTAACTTATTAACAAT